ATCTTGATGCAAGTGGTCTTGTAGGCACAGGTGCAGTTGGGTCGGTAGCCGTTAGTGTTGGTGGCGGTACAGTTGTCCTAGTTGGTAGCTTGACTGCAACAGGCTCCACAAACGATGTAACGCCAATTACGAATGTTGACGTAAGTGTCACAGGAGTAGCAGGAACTGGAGAAGTTACATTGCCGACTGTTACAGGTACGGCTCTAGTAAATCTTCCGACTGTTTCTGCTTTATCATCTGCGGTTGGTTCAGTAAGTGTAGTAATCAACGTACAGCCAACGATTACAGGTCTTGAGGCTAGTGCAAATATACACCAAGTTACCGTTATTGGTGATGCGATTGTGCCTGAAACAGGTTTAGCTGCCACCGCAAGTGTCGGCACAGTAACGCAAAGAACAACAGCAGTTATACCTGCTGTGTCTTTAGCCGCAACGGGTGCTGTTGGTACAGTAACAGTTAGCGGTGGCTCCTCTGCTACAGTTGGAGGAGTTGCGGGTAGCGGAGAAGTAGGAACTGTGCTAGTCTGGAGTAGAATAATTCCAGAAGAAGACACAATCTGGACACAAATAGTAGCTGCGTAGGAAAGAACATGCCAAGTACATATGCAACAAATAGTGGTATCGAGCTTATAAGAAACGGCGAACAGTCGGGTACATGGGGTACAACCACCAACAATAATCTTAACATAGTAGATCGACTTACAAATGGTGTTGGCACTATAAACCTTGGATCTTCGGGTGCGTCACATACACTTACAACAAGTGATGGCACGTTATCAGATGGTCAGTTTAAAACACTTGTTTTATCTAGTGCAACCCAAGCTTGCACGATTACAATAGCTCCTAATGATGGGCAACATATATACTTTGTGGTCAACGGATCAGGGCAAGCTTGTACCTTCAGTCAAGGCTCTGGCGCAAATGTAACTGTAGCAAATGGCGACAATGCAATAATTTACGCTGACGGTGCAGGATCTGGAGCTGCGGTTGTAGACATTACAGCCAATTTTGGTATGAGTAACGTCAACATTACAGGCGGATCTATTACAGGAATTACCGATCTAGCTATCACAGATGGTGGCACAGGAGGCAGTTCTGCTGCTGATGCTCGAACAAACCTTGGACTAGCAATTGGCTCAAATGTTCTTGCTTATGATGCAAACTTACAGGCTTTTGTTACTGCTCTTACTTTACCTACCTCAGATGGTAGCGCAAATAGAGCTTTGACTACAAACGGGTCAGGAACTATAGGGTTCTCTAACCTTGCACCTAACACATCAATAGCCCTCAGCATTATTCTGGGATAGGAGATAGACATGGCAGAGCCAAACATTGCAGCATTAACAACGATGACAGGAAAGGTCACTGTAACCAACCTGACAACAACATCACAAACAGCGGTTCTAAACAACCCAGGATCTAATAATAAGGTTTTAAAAGTTAATCTTGTGCGAATAGTCAATGTGGATGGTAGTTCCGCAAGCACTTGTACAATAAGCTACCATAATGCAACTAACGCAGGTGGCACAGCTACAGAGCTTGTGCAGCTTAAATCTGTAAACAACAATGATTTCTTTGATGTAATTACCAAAGACTCACCGATGTATTTAGAAGAGAACGGAAGCACAGGAACATCCTTGAGTGCCACTGCGGGTGGTGCAAACGATTTTAAAGTTATAGTGTCGTATGAAGAGATTAGTTAATGACATTATCAAAACTTCAATTCAATCCAGGAGTAAATCGTGAGATAACAGCCTATTCTAATGAAGGCGGTTGGTTTGATATTGATAATGTGCGATTTCAAAAGGGCTACCCTGAAAAAATAGGCGGTTGGCAAAAGAGATCGTCAAACTCTTTTCTTGGAACTTGCCGTGCTTTGCATCCTTGGGTTTCTTTAAACAGAGATCAGTATGTTGGTGTTGGCACAAATCTCAAATATTACATTGATGAAGGTGGCTTTTATAATGACGTTACACCTCTGAGGCTTACAACTTCTGCGGGTGCAATTACATTTGCTGCAACTAATGGATCTTCAGAACTGACAGTTACTCATTCTAGTCATGGTGCAGTTGTAAATGATTTTGTAACCTACTCTGGCGCTGCAAGTCTTGGCGGTTTAATTACGGCTGATGTTATTAATCAAGAGTATTATGTAACAGAAGTGGTAAACACAAATAGTTATAAGATTAAAGCTAGGACAGCAGGCACTTCTATATATGACATAACATACGAGGGTAGTTTAAATCCATCGTTAGTGGCTGCTAACGGGTCAGATACAGGCAATGGTGGAGGATCTGTTGTAGGTGCTTATCAGATTAACACAGGATTAGATATAGGCGTGTCAGGTGCAGGTTGGGGTACAGGTAATTGGGCGAGAGGTGCTTGGGGTTCTGCATCTTCTGACCCCATTGTAATAAACACATTGAGACTTTGGTCACACGACAACTTTGGTGAAGATCTTTTAATTAATGTTAGGGACGGTGGCATATATTACTGGGACGAAACTAACACATTGGCAAACAGGGCTGTAGATATTACATCTCTGGCAGGATCAGATAGCGCCCCAACTATTGCAAAACAAATATTAGTCTCTGATAGAGATAGACATGTTATTGCTTTTGGCTGCGATACAGAGGCAAATCCAGGTGTACAAGATCCACTGGCGATTAGGTTCTCAGATCAAGAGTCTTTAACAGACTGGAGAACACAAACAACCAACACAGCAGGTGAGCTAAGGCTTGGCTCTGGTTCGGAGATCGTTACTGCTTTAGAAACGAGACAACAGATATTAGTGTTTACAGACACAACTCTATATTCAATGCAGTTTCTTGGCCCACCGTTTACATTTGGTGTAAACTCGTTGTCAGAAAATATAACAGTTGCAGGGCCAAACGCAGCCATAGCTGTAGATGACAATGTATTTTGGATGGGTAGATCAGAGTTCTATGTATATAGTGGTTCTGTTCAAAGGCTACCTTGTATGGTTCGTGATTTTGTTTTCTCTGATTTAAATGAAGGGCAGATTGAAAAAGTAAATGCTGCCATAAACACACAACATTCTGAAGTATGGTGGTATTACCCTTCTTCTGACAGTGAAGAAGTAAATAAGTATGTTGTTTATAACTACCTAGAACAGGTTTGGTACTATGGATCTTTTGGTAGAACTGCATGGATTGACAGGGGTATTTTTGATTTCCCTTTTGCAGCAAATGCTGACGGTTATATTTATGAGCATGAAATCGGGTTTGATGATGGCACAACTAATCCAACCACACCCATTAATGCATTTATACAATCAAGTCCTATTGATATAGGAGATGGTGAACAGTTTATGTTAGTTCGTAAGATGATACCTGACGTCGATTTTAAAAACTCAACAGCTATATTACCTGATGTAAACATAACACTAGATGTTAAGAATGTGCCTGATGGCACGTATTCAAACTCGCAGACAGATGCTTTTGTAAAAACGCAAGCAGCACCGTTAGATGCAAGAACTGAAAAACTATTCTTTAGATTGCGTGGTAGGCAGATGCGTTTTAAAATATCTTCAGATGATCTTGGCGTAACTTGGAGACTAGGTTCTCCACGCTTAGAACTAAGACCTGATGGGAGGCGCTGATGTCCAGACGTTTACCTCGTCCGTATTTTCCTATACCCCCAGAGCAATATCAAAGAACGTATTTTAGTGAGGTTATTCGTGCGTTTTCTGTGTTTTTGGAGCAGATCCAGAACCCAGGAGATATTAGGGCAACAGAGATAACTATTACCAATTTGCCCACAGATGACAGTGGACTTGAAACTGGGACTTTATTTCAACACGATGGTCGTGTTAGAGTGCCTTTAACCCACTCTGCTTTTCTTCGTGGATCTCAAGGCACGGGGAGTGTAGGGACAGTAACAGTGAGTACGACATGAGCGATGATGAACATATTATAGTAATAGGAGATGGCTCTAAGTTTAGACCATCAACATCTGTAGACAAGTTGCAGTGTCATCACTGTGATAACGTAGTAGACACACCAGAAGAGGTTGCCTCGTATCCAGATGGGAAGTGTCCTGATTGCGGAAAGTCTTGGACGGCAGAAACTAAACGGCACACGGCTATTACGGTAACCGCGCCCGAAGCAATATCAGGAGAAACGTAATGCCCGATTATGGTACTACAAGTGGTTCAGGTAAAGGTGAATCTGATAGATCTTATACAAAGGGTTCTGGCTATACTGCTAGTCCTGGCGGTGCCGAAAAGAAAAAGACCAGTGCACAAAAAAGAAGAGAAAAATTACAGAAACAGCTTGATGCTCAAAAAGCCGCATATGAAAAACAACTTGCAATAGACGCTGCAAAGGCTCGTGAAACTTTTACAAAAAAACCAACGACATCAACAATATCAAATCAAGAACAGCAGCGTTTAGCGGCTGAAGCTGCAAAGGCTCGTCAAGCTTTACAAGACTTAGGTGGTATGACAGGTAACGTACCAGTAAGTTCTATAAACAAGAGCAGTGCATCAAGACCATCCACAACATATGATAGTTCTAGTCAACAAACATCTAAAATAATAACGGGAGAACACTCCAACAAAACCGCATTTGAAAAAATGCGAGATGATTTTTTAATGGACTTGGGCCTAAAACCAAAAGATGCAGATTATTACTACCGATTGTCTGGTCGTACAAAAGCAGCGCAAGACAGGGCAAAAGATGCAACAAGAATCACTACAACTGGTTCAGATGAACGTGCAAAAACTATACCTCCAAGACCTAAAGAAGAAGTAGATCCTTATGACGTTCCACCAGAGGTGATTACACCCGTAATGCCACCAGAAATAGTCGATCCATTTCGTCCGATCAGCCCCCAATATCCAGGGATGTATGGCGGTCTAGGTGCTTTTGGTTACAGCCCCGCATTGATGCAATTTGAATCACAACAGGGTGCAGGTCAGGTTCCTTATTATATGGCGGCAGCTAGGAACGCTCAGACTCCAAACATGAGTCCTGCATTTATGCATGCTGCTAGAAACTACGACATACTAGGCGGAATGCAAAGAACCGCGCCTCGTCCTATAGAAATGATGAGCGCAGCAGAACGTGCTCAAATTGCAGGAATGAGTAACTTCAGCACACCTAATTACAATTCGCCTTACGATCAGTTTAACTTTTTTAGTAACATGGTCGGCGGCGGTGGTAAGGGCATGGGTAGACCTGCACCGCAAATGGCAGGTGGTTTAGCGCCGTTTATGATGGGGATGTCTTAATGCCTGCTACCGTACTAGATGATTGGAAAGTTCTGCCACGCCTCATGATGTTGGCAGTTACAATCCTTACATATCAAGCAGTGCATTGGTTTATGAGTTTATCAGATCCATCTGTTGCACAAAGCGGTCTGGTGTCTGTATGTATGGGTGCGCTCACTGGTTGTTTCGGCATCTGGATGGGCAAAGAGTCTACATCTTCAAAAAAGAAGGTTGAAGAGGAATAAAAATGCTAGGTTTAGTAGAAAAGCTTATTGACCCAGTTTCAAGCGTTCTTGACAAGGTCATAGAAGATAAAGACCAAAAAGCAAAACTAGCGCACGAGATTGCAACGATGGCAGAAAAAAACCATCAGGCAGTTGTGATGCAGCAGTTAAAGATCTTGCAAGCCGATGCTCAAGGCAACTGGTTCCAGTCATCTTGGCGACCCCTTATTGGATGGATCGCAGGCATATCGCTCGGTATAAATTACATGATTGCCCCAATTGCTTTAGGCTTTGGCTTTGAAATACCACAGGCTGATATGTCGGTGATGATGCCATTGTTACTTGGCATGCTTGGGATTGGAGGAATGAGGTCATTCGATAAGCTAAAACAAACGGACAGTAAGAAATGAGTGATTTAAAAATACCTGTTGCTCTAGTCTTTGCTATGGCTGTGCAGTTAGTGGCGTTAGTCTGGTACATCTCTGGTATGGTTCACGACATCGAACATCTTGAGGGAACAGTATCTGCACAAGAAGATATCATTGAGTTACTCAACTCAGATGTGAATGATTTGTGGGAGTTTTGTACGTTTACAGAAAATAAATGGGCAGAAAGTTATACCTCTGACATGGTCTATGAACGTGTCTGTGGCACGAAGGAGTTTGTAGATGAGTGAAGCACTAAAGACACTGCAAGAAAAGATAGGGGCTACACCTGATGGTGCATTTGGCCCCAACACTGCAACAAAGATCTGCCATCATTACGCATTAAACCCAGAGCGTGGAGCGCATTTTCTTGGGCAGCTTGTACACGAGAGTGGTACGTTTCGCTATACTCAAGAGAATCTTAACTACAGCAAAGAGTCTATACTAGCAGTGTTTGGTAAATACTTTAGAACAGAAAGCGATGCTGCAAGCTGTGCCCGTAATCCGCAAGCATTGGCTGACCGCGTATACGGTGATAGAATGGGCAATGATGGACAAGGCTACTTGTGGCGAGGCCGTGGATTTTTACAATGCACTGGTAAAAATAACTACTCCCAGTTTGCAGCGGACATGGATTTACCTGAAGTGATGGAAGATCCTGATCTTGTTGCCTCTAAGTTTCCTATGGAAAGTGCTATTTGGTTCTTTCACAGAAACAAGTTGTGGGACATATGTGATGAAGGCGTCAATGATGAGACGATAAAAACCATCACGAAAAGAGTAAACGGTGGCTACAACGGACTAAAACACCGTAAAGAAGAGACTAAGAAGATATACGGATGGTTAACATAATTGCCAGTTTAGACTTTTGATGTTAGAGTTTGTGTAAGTTTTGGAGATGTAAATGGTTCTGCCACTCTTATTTAGCATAGGATTGCCCGCACTAGCAGGTACAGGCGCACTTGGGGCTACCCTTGCAAAGCTCTCAGTGCCTGCACTAGCAGGAATAGGAGCAGGACTAGGGTCATTTGTGCAAACAGGGGACATAGGCAAAGGCATACAAACAGGTATGGCGTCTTTTCTTGGTGGTAAAGTACTTGGTGGTCTATCTGCTTCGACTAGCACACAAGCATTAAACACAGGTACGCAAGAAGCAATAAAACCTGGAATCTTAGAAGCTACATTAGGCCCAAGCCCTTCTGCATCGTCTATCGTGGCAGGTGATCCGTCTCCTTTAGCTACTAAATTTCTTGGGACAGAGACAGCAGGTGCAGCCATGCCTTTCGGCAGCACCCCAAAGGCTACTAAAGGCGGTGCATTTACTGCGGCGCAGCAAGGGTTTACACCTGGATTAATAGGACAGTCTTTGACTGACATGCAGTTGATGCAGCAGGGGTACAAAAACCGTGTAGCTGAAGAAGAAGCTAATAAAGTATCAGCACCTATGCCGAATCCTATGCGTAGGACATTTAATCCTAATCCATTTGGAGGTGGGTTTGGAGAAGCAAACTACTTTGACTATGTACGTCCTGCACGAGCTGATGGAAGTATACCACAATATCCATACTATTATGCAAGTGGTGGCATAATGGCTCTAGCTGAAGGTGGCGAAGCTGAAGCCGACGCAATGATGGAAGAAGCAGGTATGAACGAAAAAGATCTTATATCTGAAGCGATTCTTGCAATTAAAGGTATGAAAGGTGAGGAAGAGACAAAAATAATCTTAGGTACTTTTCTTTCGAAATACGGTAAGGAGCAGTACTTAGAGTTGGTAGAATCAGTACAATCTGGAGAGTATGACGATACAGTAGATAGATTTGCTGCGGGTGAAAAAGGGATGGTTAAAGGCCCAGGAGATGGATCAGGTAAAGATGACATGGTTCCTGCTACACTTGATGGGCAACAGGATGTTCTTTTGACTGAAGATGAGTTTGTATTAAGACAACCAACAACTAAGGCAATTGAAAAAGCATTTGGAGGTGGTTTCTTAGACAAAATCAACGAGGCTGAAGAAGATGCACCAGAGATGTTAAGGAGAATGGTGGGGTAAGTGAGAATTAGCTTAGTGCCTGAAGAGGCAATAGGTCATGTATGGAAAGATGTTGAAGGGATATTAGACAAAGCCGTAGATACAATTGAAGATAAATCAAAAGTAATTGATATATTAACTGGGGTTTATGAAGGTATGTACGTTCTTTGGGTTGTATTAGATGACGATGACAAAATAGTAGCTGCATTTACTACAAGACTAATAGTATACCCTCGACGAAAAGCATTGGCCGTAGACTGGGTAGGCGGAACGCAAATGAAAGAATGGGAAGATCAGTGGGTTGAGACTATGAAGCGTTACGCAAATGAGTTAGACTGTAGTCATATAGAGGGCTATGGAAGAAAAGGTTGGGGTAGAGCATTGAAAAAGTATGGGTTTTACCTTGAATACATAGCTTATCGAATGGAGTTATAAAATGACAAAAGGCGGCGGTCAGCAGATACCTACAGATACCACGACACGTACTACAAGCTTACCTGAGTACGCTGATCCGTACTTTCGTCGGGTCTTACAGGGTGCTGAAGACACTATGACGCCTTACGACTCTCGTACAGGTATGGGTACTCCTTACCAACCTTATCCTGGAGAAAGACTAACTCCATCTAGTATGTACGGTGATATAGGCGCATCTCGTGCTATGACACGAGGCATCGCTCAGATGGGTGTTGCAGGTATGCCAGAAGCTATGCAGGCAGGCAGAATGGGTTTAGCTGCTTCAGGGCGTGGTATTGGATTTACAGATCAAGCAGTGGGTAGACTTAGAGATGCAGGGCAATACAACCCTACAACTTTCACAGGTGGTGCGGTACAGCAATACATGTCTCCATATATGCAGAACGTTGTAGATATACAAAAACAACAAGCAAGATCTGATTTCGATAGATCACAAGCAAGAAGAGATGCAGATGCTGTAAGTGCAGGTGCATTTGGTGGTTCTCGTAGGGGCGTTGTTGATGCTTTAGCAGAAGAATCATTACAAAACCAACTTGAAGACATACAGGCTATGGGGCAGCAGCAGGCATTTGAACAAGCGGGTCGTCTGTTTGAAGCTGATCGTGCAGATAGACAGTTCGGCATAGGTCAAAGACTTGCAGGTGAGCAGGCAGCATTGGGTGCAGCAAGCCAACTAGGTTCTATGGGTCAGCAGTTTGGCAACATAGGCGCAGGCATAGCAAGTTTAGGTGAGCGTCAACGCGCTGCTGATATACAAGGTGCACAGCTACTTGACACTCTTGGTCGTGACATCCGTGCAGAGGATCAGGCTCGTCTTGACTTGTCTTACGAAGACTTTGTACGTCAGCGTGAGTACCCACAACAACAATACGAACGTCTAGCGGCTATATTGCGTGGTGTACCTATAACGCCAAATGTAGAGCAACAACGAATGGCTTCTTACAATCCAATATCACAAGCTCTTGGCGCAGGGATTTCGGCATTGGGTCTTTATAAGGGGCTGACAGGATGAATATATTAGAACTGCAAGAAGACCTAAAAGACCTTTCAGATAGAAGACTAATACAAGAAATGCAAATGCCAACAGGTGCTATGCCGCAGTTTTTAGTTCTTAGCGAACTTACTAGACGCAGACGTATGCGTGATGAATACAACCGTCGAGAAGCAGCCGATACGCAAACTGTAGCAGACGAGGTTGTTGCAGGTGCGGGTGTGTCACAAGAAGGTCTTACGACAATAGCAGGTGCACTAGCGTCAGACACAAACCTAGCGCAGGACACAGGACTAGCGCAAGCCACGCCAATGCAGCCGACACGTGCTCCACAACAGCCGCAGATGATGTCAACTGGCGGTATTACTAAATTAGTTGATGGGGTAAGACCAGGAGTTGGTCTTCGTAGTGGCACAGCTACAAGTGCTATTGCTAGTTTAAAAGTAAATTTCCCTGAGCTTTATGAGCAGTACAAAGACGAACCCGAGATATTAGAGCAACTAGCTCTTTCTAAACTAGAACGCACTGTAGAGCCTGATGAATCGTTTGTTGAAGACATCGGTACGTTTGATTTTACAGACAAGGCAGCGCCCTTTAAACCTACAGCAAGCATGTTTAAAATGGATGACAGTGGAGAGTATCGTGATTTTGATAACAGACTTGGTGATTCTCTAAAAAGATTTGAACAGTCTTTTTTAGCAGATACATTCCTTAATGATACTGACCCAAATTCACTTATGTACGCACCTGCTAAAAAAGGTGAGTATATGTTTCGAGGCACTAAGTTTTTTCTAAACCCAGATGGGTCTATGATATCAGAGGCAGGTATTCCAGTTGATGATGCAGGCAAAGCGCGTATCTTAGCAGCTAACCTACCTAAAGTGCCGATTCCAAACTACGGAGAAAAAGACGAGCTACCCCCTGGTGCTATTGTACAAGACTTTGCAAGCCTAATTGCAGATCAGTCAGATGGCACGCCTGTAGAGCCTTTAGATATTTACAACTTGCCAGAGTCAATAATACAGGCAAGAAAGATGACTGCTCCTGAATTAAATTTTACTGAAGATCCAACTATATTAGGTGGGTTTGATGATGACATGACTCCACCAAGCGTTGTGCCCACTAGAATAGACGTGCCGATAGAGGGCACAGGAAGACCCCCTGCATTTGATCGCTATCCAGAACCTGCAATACCTCAATTGCCTGACTTGTCTGATTTTCAAGAAAAGGAGAGACAAGATGCTATTAGAGAGTACTTAGCAGAAAGCTCTATGCCAGGAATTGCAGATTCACGAGATCGAGTTAATGAAGGAATAGAAGAAGACAGAAAGTTTAGACAGCAGGAAAAGTTACTACAGCAAGATATTGACAGGGTCGGTGGCGATTTAAGTCAACTAAATCCCTACGGAGAGCTTTCAGCCAAAGCATTACAGTATTATCAAGACGATCAGTATACCCCACCTGAAGAGATATACAGCGGAGACCCTAGAGATATTGCTAAATATGAAGGGGCTACTAAAGAAGAAATACAAGCAATTAGTGATCGCCTTGCCGCAGAAGCAAGTGCAGATGAAGCTAAGAAAATAGCAGACGCAGCGATCCGTAGAGATGTAGAAGAAGACTTAGCAGCAGAAGACGCAGCGGCGTTCCTAGCGTTAAATCAGCCTCCTGAAGTCCCTACTATGCAAGAACAAATTCTTGATCTTTTTACAGCGGGAAAAGAAAACGCAAGAGACAGACGTACTGAAAGAGAAAAGAGAGAAAACGAAACAGCACTATCTAATCAAGAAAAAAGTTTTGATCAGCCTGATTCAATTTCTAAAGAAGAGTTAGCAACGCTTGAAGAGTTAAAAAGACTTGCAGAAGAAGCAAGAGGGACAGGAACAGGAAAAGACTCTGGGGCAGCTACAGACTTAGAAGCTGAGATTGCTAGACAGTTACAGAAGTTAGACAAAGAACGAGAAAGTAATAAATGGTTAGCTCTAGCAGAAGCAGGAATGAAGATGATGTCTTCTAAGAACCCTACACTGCTTGGCTCAATCGGTGAAGCAGGACTTGCAGGAACTAAAGCACTAAGAACTAGCCAAAGCGCAGATTCTAAAAATAGGTTAGGACTTCTTGCACTGCAACAAAGAGCTGATGCAGCAAAGACTAAAGGGGGTATGACTAGCTACCAAAGACAAATGCTAGGAAAAGGCTTTGTTAAAGACGGTAATGATCTGATAACAGCAGGTATGCTTGCAGGAGATCCTAATCAGGTTGCTGAAGGTAGGCAGTTAGTAACATATGGAAGAGCATTAGCAGGGCTTCCTTCTTTAGGTTCATCAGGAATGACTAGAACGACTGTGCCCACACAGACGACATAAAGGGGCTATAGATGGGAACATTTGACACTACTGGCCCTCGTAGCGGAAGAACTTACGGTTTTAACATCCAAGGGGATGCTCCGACTGATTACGAATACGCTTGGATATCCAACTATATACAAGAGCAAGAAGAAGAGTATTCTAAGTTCTACGAACAACAGCTAGGAAAGCCTTTACCTGAGATTGATGATGGCACAGCTATAGGTCGTGGTTTCCGAAGAGGCTTCCAAACCGCAAAGGGTGGAGTTGGAGAACTGCTTGAATCTGCGGGTCAGTTATCTGGCCTGGAATATCTAGAAAGTCTTGGATCAGATATAGAGGAGTCTGCACGTCAACGAGCAGGTGAGCTATCTATCTCAGAACCTTCTGCTAATTATAGCTATAAAGACGTAGTTGCTGATCCTTCCCTCGACAAAGGACTAACTTACGCAGGTGAAATACTAGGTGGTTCGTTGCCTTTCGTTGGAGCAGGTGTGGCAGGTGCTGCCGCAGGTGCTGTATTACCATTTGCCACCGCAGGTGTTGGTGCAACAGCAGGGCTAGGGACTTTGTTTTTAGGGCAAAACTTACAAAGTCGTGAAGAGATTGTAGGTGAAGATAATATAACGGGTACAGATTTTGCTAGAGCAGCAGGAACAGCTTTGTTCCAAGCAAAATTAGATACTATAGGTCTTAAAGTATTGGGCAAGCTGCTTGGTGGAGGACAGATTGCTAGAACTGTTGCAAACGAACAAGGTCAGGGGTTTGCTGCTAGATTAATTACAGGTGCGGGTACAGGCCTTGCTGTAGAGGGTTCTACAGAGGTCGTACAAGAACTAGCAGGGTTATGGCAGGCAGGCTATGATTTAGACACTCCAGAAGTAGAAGAGATACTGACTGAAGCGTTTATTGCAGGTGGTCTACTCGGAACAGGAATTGGTGGGGTGGGTCGCGCTGCATTTGGCAAACGTAAAGAGCCAGAAGTTACAGAAGACTCACGCACCACTGACGCAACAGAAATAGAAGTAAAAGAAGATTCCGCAGCCACGATTGCAGGTAATCTAGATACAGATGAGAAAATAGAAAACAGAGCAGAGGAAATAAAAGCAGAAGAGGATGCCGCACAGCCAGAAGCAGATGCAGAAACAGATGAAGAGTTTATTGCTAAAAGAGCTAAATTTTATGAAGAATTTGATCGTCTACAAAAAACAGGACTTTCTAAAAAAGAAGCAGCAAAAATTATGGAAGATAGATCTTATTCTTCTTTTTTTGAAAATCTTACAGCGGCAGAAAAAGACTTTTTTATAAAAAGATATGAAATAAACAAAGAAATGCTTGAGAAAAATCAAGTAACTTCTAATAAAGAAAGAACTCTCAGAGCAAGAGGAGAGGATGATGCTAGATCTAAATCAAAAAGAACTGGAACAGGCGATGCAAATCGTAGACCTAGCGTGGCAGGAACGGAAGGGGCAGGAGGTAGAGATACGAATACCGAAGACGCTGTATCACCTAACACAGGAGGAGTGGGAACAGATCTGTCAACTGTTAAGCTACCTAATGTGGCAAAGAGAAAACAGTCCACTACAGTAAAAAAAGATAAAAAAGAAGTCCCTAAATTTACTAGCACTAGAAAACAAACTATCGAAGAAAACTCAACGGGTGAGTTAGAAACAAAAACCGATGAAGTTCCTACAGAAGTTACTAAAGAACTTTTAGACAATCTTGGTGTTACCCAGAACGCTGCGATACGTAGACGTATAACTGGCAAGCCTATAACTGATAAAGACGTACAGCGACAACTATTAAGTTATGGCAACAATGCAATAATAAGAAGACAAGTTCCTGATTATCAAACTAAATTAAATGAACTTCTCACCAGTCTACCTGAAGTAGAACCAGAAGTAGATATAGATACAGATACAGATACAGATACAGAAGTAGAAGAAGATACAGATACAGATACAGATACAGATATAGAAGTAGAAGAAGATACAAATAGATTAACTGGACGCGCTCTTGCTGAAGACATTGCTGCTAAAGCTAGAGACCCAGAAAGACAAAAAGCGAAGGAAAAAGAAGCTCTTGAGTTTGATCGCCAAGTTGCAGAAGCAGAAGCAAAGCGTAAAGAACAAGAACTAGAAGATAAAGCATACGAAGAAGCAGGTGAGCCTATAGGTGCAGAGTATGATGCTTGGAAAGCTAACTATGATGCACAGAAAGCCGCTAAAAAAGATTCAAGACGTTCAGGTATAGGCAAAGGGGAAGAAACAGGTGCTCCTGCGGGTCCAGGTCAATTTGTTCCTGAAGGTATACGACCTGTAGAAAAAGAACCTACGCTTGAAGAATTAAATATAGATGCGTCTGAAGAAGCACAAAATCAAAGATTACGTGATATTGAAGAACGAGTTAAACAACGCAATCTAAAAGAAGATGCGCCTATTATAGCGCCGTTAAAAGAAACATATGCCGCATGGTGGCAACAAAATAATGATAAAGTTCTTAGAGACTTTGTTTACGAGCGTTATGACGCTCCTGCTTCTGACCCCGCTCTTAAATTACCAGTTGTATTTTCAGAAGATGTAACAAAGACTCTAACATTACTCGGAACTACAAGATTCACTCGTGGCACAGGCGCTTTAGGTAAGCCCGCTAAACTATATTTTAGCAAAATACCAAGCGTCATAGAAGTGTTAGATTTAATTGCCTACGATGCCGCAGGAGTTATCATACATCAAAGTGGTAAGAGCAAAGGTCAGCCTGTAGCCACGTATAGAAAAAACAAACAGGTTGACGATGGAGAAAATGCTTTTTTTGAAGGCACAGGCAATAAAAATGGTTTACTAGCATATGAGTGGGTTCAAAATAATTTAAGTGATACAGCTAGGCAGTGGTTAGAAGCACGTGCAGGTATGTATATAAGGTTTTCAAATTTCATTAAAGTTAGACAAGCAGCTCAGACAAGAAAAGACGAGCGTTTAGAATTTGATAAAGATGGAACAGAAGCTACCGATTTAGGTACAGATATTGACTCAAAAGCTAATTTGCAAAAACACTTTAGAGCATTCTTTTTAGGAAGAGACGCCGTAGTACCATTTGATGTGCCTATGCATCCTAGTGTGACACGTGCTCTTGATTCAGGCAGACTTGATTTAGCACTGCAAACACTCGCTGCTAACAATGTGCAAGCTGCCATAGACGGGGTCGCAGCCACAGAACCAGAGGCTAAAAAAGCAATATTTAAAATTGCAGACAGTCCGATGTTGAGAGCAGCAAAATTATCTGCTGCTTTATCAAAATTAGTTGGTAGTACAAAAGTAGAGATTGTAGACAGACTACCTGATCCTGATTCAGTTGGTATGTTTACGCCTGAAACAAATACAATTAGCCTTGTTCGTGATGGTGGTTTGCATCAACATGTTGTCTTGCATGAAATGATGCATGCGGTTGTATCTCATATGTTAGATGCTAAAACACCAGTCCCAGAAGTAGCACAATTAAACAGCTTATTCTTACAGATTAAAGATGATATTGGCGAGTTTTACGGATCTAAAGATTTACAAGAATTTGTAGCAGAGGCGCTGTCTAACCCTCAGTTTCAAACGCATTTAGCACTAACAAAAGTAGATAACGGTACTGTCCCTGCTTACAAAAAGTTTCTTCGCTCTATTATAAACATGGTAAGAAAAGCCATGGGACTTCAGCCTAGACCAGTAAACTCTGTGCTAGATGAAGTAGATAATCTTGTACGAGCTATTATGTCTCCTGCACCTTCTACTAGAGCCGCACCTGCAATGATGATGCAAATGACCGATCCAAACGAGTTAGCAGGCACGGTAAAAGGTTCTTTAGATATGATCCCAGAAGGAGATCAGAAAAGACTTAAAACATTTATGCGTCAATCTGCAAGCAGATCTGTACCTGAAGCAGCTCGTCGTTTTATACTTAACAGTATTCCTTCTAACATAATGGCTAAAGAAGCTGCACCATACATACCATTTGCACCTGAGTTAAATGCGATTATAGAACGTCAAAGCGGAGAAATGCGTATTGGGAACATGGTTGTAAACAACCTAGACAAAAGATTAGGTGCGTATAATAGAGGAAACAAAGCAAGGTACAAGATTCTAGAAGGGCTTATTCCTTTATCTACCTTTAATCGTGTAGATATGTCTTTGCCTAGAAAGGTATACTCACAGTTTGGTGTTTCTTTTAGAAACCTAAAAACTGGTAAATCTACTGTAAAATATTTTCCAACAGAGATAGCAAGATTAAATTTTGCAAAACAACACAACAAAAATATCGATCCTGCTAAAACTTCAAAAGCTGCTTTGTTGCCTGAACCTAATCCAGATACATTACTTATGTATGATACGCTGCAAGCAGAATATAAAAAATTAGATAACCAAGGTAAGAAGTTATATCGTGAAGTGTTTGATTTGTTTGAAGAAACATACGACAAAATTATACCTGCTCTAGAATCGCGTATAGCTGCTTCAATAGGTGATCCAAATGGTAGAGCCAAAGCGATGGACAAACTTCGTAAGATGCTTACCGAACAAGCAGGTGTTATTCGCCCATACGCCCCACTAATGCGTAAAGGTGACTGGCGATTACAGTATACGACTATTGACCCAGACACGGGTGGAGTAGAAGTTTTTGTAGAGTACTTTCAACATCAGGGCATGCTTGAAAAAGCAGCCGATGCCATACGTACTCGCAATATAGGTCTAATAAGACAGAACCCTAACTTAACACAGACTTTAAACCCTGACACAGCCATAGAGTTTGGTAAAGCTACAGCACGTAGAAACTACGACAACGTGCCACCAAGTTCATTTATATTTGACTTGCTACAAGAACTAAAAACCCAAGGCGTAGAAGGCGCAGCATTAGATGGTGTGATTGATCTTGTGTTTGACGCGTTACCTGAGAAGTCGTTTATGCAAGGCTTTAGAAGCCGTAAAGATGTACGTGGCTACCTTGGCGATAAGACACCCACGGGTGCATTAGGTCAGCAATTTGATCTACGTGAGTTAGTCAATGTCAAAGGTCGTGACATGAACAAACAGGTCACACAGCTAAAATACGCAGCCGAAACAGAAGCATTTCGTAGGAAGCTAGAAGTATCAGGTGCAAAAGAGAACCCTGACACATACCTGATGGCAGAAAAACTAGATCAAATGGCTAGGTTTGCACAGTCACCAAACTTGCCTCGTTGGTCACAGCAAGCCAATACACTAGGGTTTGCAACCACCATGGGTCTTAACTTTTCATCTGCTGCCATAACTTTCTTTGATGTGCTGATGAGTGCGATGCCTTTGCTGTCCGCAGAGTATGGGTTAGGTAATACAGCCAAGGCGTATGGAGTTGCACGCAATTTGTTTGGGCAAGCTTCCTCTGTTTATACTGTTAGAGACATTGGTCCAGACGGTCAGCCACGTGTAAGAGAAATACAATTAGGTGGTATAAACAAGTCTATAGGTAATCTGGACGTTAACGCACCAGAGGTAGATGTTAACAATCCGCTGTATAGATATAAAACCGCAGTCAATATGGGTATGGAACGCGGTATATTTAACCAGTCGTTAACAGGTGAGATGTTAGAGGCAGGTTCGTCTCCAGGAAAAGCTATAGAAGCGATTAACTCTATCTCTGGTGGATTGTTTCACCACTCTGAACGATTAAACAGAGAAACAACATACATAGCCAAGTATGAGCTTGAGCTGCAAAAGAGAGAAAAAAGTGGTCCTCTAACTGATCAAGATTATATTGATGCGGCTGAAGCTGCTATAGACTTTACAAACTTCTCTCTAGGTTCGACGGCTGCGGCAGGGCGTCCGATATGGGCACAAAGCGGTGTAGGTAACATATTATTTCTCTTCAAACGTTTTGCTGTTGGTAAGTACTACCTCATGTATAGACTAGCCAAAGATTCAATCGGCGCACAGATAGACGCTGATCCTAACCTGACCCCAGAACAAAAAGCAGAGATGAAACGTATTGCTAGAAAAGCATTGTTTAACTTCCTATTTACCACAGGCGTGGTAACTGGTGTAGGCGGTATGCCACTGATGGGTTTCTTTGGAATGCTGTACGACATGTTCCGCGATGAAGAAGACGAGCAGTTTGAAGAAATGATGCGTAACAACTTAGGTGAATTTTATTACGGTGGCCTAGCTAACGAGCTTCTCGGTGTAGACATAGCAGATCGTATCTCTATGAACAGCTTACTATACAGAGAACCAATCGTAGGTAAAGATCAGCCGATGCTATACACAATGTTTGAACAGCTAGGTGGACCAGTTGTAGGATACTATTTAGGTACTGAGAGAGCTATAACTGACTTTAGTCGAGGGGAGTACCGCAGAGGTGTAGAAGGCATAGCACCTGTGGCAATCCGAAACTTCATGAAAGCAGAGCGTTACGCCACTGAGGGTGCGTTAACTCGTAGACGTGATCCGATTGTAGAAGATCTAAGCCCTTACAATATAATTACTCAAGCATTCGGCTTTGCACCGCAACACTTGGGATTGGCGATGGACATAAATCGTTTGTCTCGCAGACGAGATCAAGCATTAAAAGACAAGAAAACAAACTTGCTACGTAGACTAAACATGGCACGTAGAGAAAGAGATACAGCAGAATATCAACAAGTATTGAAAGAGATACGTGAGTACAATGCTGGATTACCTGAAGAATCACGTAGAGACACGTCTAAGGTTATTAGTCCTGATTCTATAAAAGCTTCGGCAAGATCTTTCGAGACAACAACAGCAAACATGCGTAGGGGCATAACATACACCCCAACCATGAGAGAGATAGCCGAACAGTTTGATTAAAAAAGACCCCCACAAGATGTAGGGGTCAGTATAACAATGGAGAACAACATCGGGAGGACGTTGTCAGATATAGTATATCACATAGTTCTCCATACTCGTAAACCCAGTTTTTTATTTTCGACGCAAGTTTGCGTTTTAAACTTCCAATTTTTAAGTTTTTCTACCTCTTTTAGCTGTAACTGTGCTTTTTCTACATCAAGGCACGGTATAAAAAACGACCACCCAACGTCCATAGCCTCCCAATTTACAGTTATCAGAACCCCATCTGGATCTAAATCTTCAATTTTTAACGCCATCTTCACCGTCCAATGTATACTTTATAGACCATGTTTTGACAGAAGGTGTCTTTCCCATGTACGTGTCTGCGAATATGCGCTTTTGTTCGCTCTTTGCCTGGAACTTGTTCTTTAGTTTAGTCAACAATTCACTATAGTTTATCTGATTCTTTACACACCAGTCTTTCAATGGTGTAGGTAACAAGTATAATTTCTCGCTAGTTGTTTCATACCGTGCAACAATAAAGCTTCTTGGGTCTTTTTCGGCAGGTGGCACTAGGCTACTAATATTTGATAGGTCTCCATCGCTGCTTTCGGTATCGTTTATCCAAAGAATGTTGTTCCATTTTTCAGCTATGTACCTACCTAATAGTTCGTTTGTATCAGACTTCGCATCTCCCATACGTGCTTTCGCTAGTATTAGCTGCTTAACTGACCAATCAAAAATATTGCTAGTATTATATTTGGTGATGCTTAATTTCTTCCTGAGTATTATCGCTGCGGTTAGCACTGCTGCCACTCCTGCCGACCAGAAACGATGCTTAGATGTAAGCCCTGCTGCTTGGTCTAGCCGAACACGAACCGCATCTAAAATGGTACGTGTTTCTTCTTTGTTGTTCATAACCCACTGCACAAACTCAATACCCAACCAACCATAGTTTACTTTAACCTCTTCAAACAATTTGTCTGTTATCTTCTTATCCTCTGTTGAAAGTTCCATATCTGACACGCTTATTTCAAGAAGACGTAGCAGTTCTGCTTCGGCATCGGCTTTGTAACCAGTGACAGCATCCCACATGCTTGAGTTAGCCGAACTCAAAGACAGAAGTTCCCACGGTTTACCACGTACCCTTTCTATATTGCCAGACTGTGCGAGACGGTTCTTTTGCCTACCGCCAGTCATCTGATAGAGATACCCAGACGCGAACTCACCTGATATGCTTGTAAGCTCGTCCACCACAGGCGGTATATTTTTTAGCACCTCGCACCTATTCATAAAAGAATTTAAGGTATCTTCTGACCCAATAGCGCGGTTCATTATCGCCCAAGGGTCTCCCCATGCAGCTAGTCCCATTGCTTGCGCTGTTGTTTTACCGATGCCAGACCCACCTGTTAGATGGATTGCTAAACTGTTCATACCTGTGAACGGCATAAGAACAGAGCCGAAACCTGCACAGACATTAAATTGATGTAGAAGCCATCCCTCGTCAGGTTTATTGTAAAAGTCGATCATCTCTAAGTGTCGTTCTCTAGTGCCCTTCTCTCCAAAAGCATGGAACAAGCTAGACGTAGATGGCGATGCAGGGTTGTATTGCACCTTGTCAGGTCTAATTAGTTTGTCCCCTAGAACAAAACCTGTCATCTCGTCATCTACCCAACCAAACTGCCTATGTGCCTCGTCTGCTTTAACTGTTTGTTGTAACTCACTTATCCATTTATTTGTGTACGACATGAGTACGTTTGTCTCCTGTGATGATATTGCTGTAACGCCTTCTTTTGACATTGCTTTACGAAACTCATTCGGCGCTGTCACTACAGTTAGCGGAACTGTAAACTCACGCACACCGTCTTGCGGCAGGTGCAATCTAAATACAACTAGCTCGCCTTGCTCCTGATCATACAAACGGCGAGATACATAGAACGTATGTCTATAAATAACTTTATCGATTAACTCGTCATCTTCTTTAACACGAACATATACACCACCATTCTCCCCACCAAAATATGGTTTCGGCATTTCGGGTATAACGTATTCGCGCTTTATACTGCTTGGGCTATTAGCGGCTTTTTCAGAAACGATCTGAGGACCAGACGCTGCTTTGATACGCTGCCCTAATATTAGAGGTGTCTTTATCTGTTCCCAATGCGGACATCCCTCACACACATCTGGGTTCAACTCATTGAATCTAGCACAAAGGTATGGTCCTTTTATCTCGTCAAACTTTTTAAGAGTGAACTCTTCGTCGTACTCAGTGTGCCGACTAGATATTGCAATCGCGGCTTTCTCACCTTCTTTACAAAATTTTGTAATAGATAGTCCTGCTCTCCACAGTGGCTCTTCCACCTCATTCTGATTTACAGCTATATTTCGTAACTGTTCACACCCATTACCCATGGATGTCTTTTTCATAATTCGACCAAAAGAAAACTCTTTATTTTCGTTTAAAGCTTCTTGTAACGCGTCTGGACCAAGATCTAATGTAGGTAGTTTAAGAGCTATCCCACCTAGCTTGTCAACAAACACAGACAACTCTATAGGTGAAGCTAAATCTTTGCCGAGAAGATCCACAGGTAAGGGCGGGTCTTTTTTATAGTTATGTGTACTAGGTAGTCTTAAAATACTAGCTGCATCTGTGGTGCGAGATGCGTCCGCAGGAAAGTCATGCTCCCTACAAAGCTGCCCTAGTTTAGAAGCGACAGGCTCCCACTCCTCTCGCGTTACAGCTTCTGTCAAAGGCCAGTAAACGTGGATACCGTTGCCACTGTTTACGGTTATCGGTGCAGGTAGTCCCACATCTTTTTTAAATTGTTTTAGTGCTTGTATAGCATCTGTCTGTGTTGGAAAGTCTTTACCCTCTCCACAATCTAAGTCTAACCAAAATGCTTTTATATTCTTTACATTTGCTTTAGATCTACCACCCCACTGAGAGCCTTCTTCGTTGTAAGTGCTCGTGGCAAAGTAAACATTATGTGGGAACGTGTCTACCTCTGTAGCTTTGGCTACAAGCTCTTCTACTGTTTCAAACCAGTAGTGCTTTGGCACAGGTTTTTGTTGCCACAAATCTATAGTTATCAAGCATGAGTACCCCTCATCGCCCAATACACTCTTTAAAAAGTCTACCGTATTCACTGCTCTACTCCAAAGTTAAATGCCGTGGTGGGGCGTGATAGGAGTCTACTCCACCACGGCAAGACTATCGTTAGGTGTTATTCGTCGTCCTCGTCGTCAAACAAATCACCCACGATAGTATCAAGGTCATCGCCAGAAGAGGGAGCAGTTACCTCTTTCTTTTTAGTGACCTTTTTCGGTGTTGGTATCTCATCTGCTTCAACAGGAGCAGTATCAACCACATCTTCAAACACAGATGAAGCGTCTTCTTCTTCCACAGAGAAACCCTCTTGTGGTTCAAACGGAGAGTATTGTCTCTTCTCAGCAACTTTTAAAACTTGCACCGCTTTGATCCTTAACGACACTCCGTGCGAACTCATGCTATAAGGCACAAAAACTACACCTATATTTATGGTGCTACCGTGAGTAAGTTTAAACTCTGGCGGTAGCTTCTTGTTCTTTGCGTCCACATGCAGAGGTGGTTCAGTAATCTTTCCTTTATACTGACCTTTTAACTGCACCGATCCGATATACATACCCTCTTGGTCTTTCTCAAACACTTCAGTAGCTTTAGGCATGGCAGGCCAATCGGGTTTAGCCTCTGCTTTGTAAGCCGCTGCCATAGCTTTATAAAGCTTTTCTGCTTGTGATTTAGACATGCGAAAGTCCATTTCAAACTTTGCATTTTCCTCCGTTGGACCACAAGCCACGGTTTTACCCCTTGGTGGGATATCTCTGTCATACCTATAAGTCTGATCCAGACGAGGGTACATAGCTTCAACATTTTCAATTAGATATATGGGTTTGGCTTCTGCCATTAGTCTTCTCCTTTGTTATATTCAAAACCATCTACTTCAGTAAATGGCGATTTACCCACGGTAGTTTTGTCTTGCGTCACCATGGTTTGTAATGCAGCAGTGCTTGCCGCAAGGCTGCTTTTTTGCTTCAACGCTACTTCAAGTTCTTGTTCGTCAAGAGCACGAACAGCTTTAAAGAAAAGTTTCGGCATGTCTACACTATTGTCAAAATACATCTGTGTAACAACAGCAATAGACGGAGTCTTATGCTTCTGTAAATATTTAGCATAAGCTTGCACCCCCATGTTACCATTTTCGGGTCTCCCAAAAATAGAAGTTGCAGGGATGCGTATTTGATAAACAGTGTCCATCTGCTCCTCTAGTATAATCGCCAGACGTTGCGAAAACCTACAAGCACGACCACCCCCTTCGCCTGATCCCCTAATGTTCTGTACACAGTCCATGCAGCGAGCTGCTTGTTTCTGTTCTAACGGTACATCAGGTGATGGTCTCTGCGTATCTGACGACCAACACGTAGGAGCAGATGGATTTTCTGAATCATACATATCTTTATAATAAGTACGAGCCAGTTTTGCAGCGTTAACTATTACCATGTTCAATGAACCGTCAACCACACCCACAGGATCACCACCTACAGACTTAGAAAAACGTCTACCCCCGATGGTAATTTGGTTTGGTTTGTGTTCAGCTACCGCTGCATGGATCATTAGTCTCTCCCTTTACTAATGATCTTCAGATGTTGAGGAGTTTTCTTCCCAAGAGTTTAACTCTTCATGGCGTGTCAACGCTTTCTCTATCGCTTCTACATTGAAACGATACGTATCACCTGCCTTTATATAAGTTTCTCTTGGGATATGCCCCTCACGCAACCATTTTCTAGTTGTCGATACTGATATGCCAAAGTAGTCAGCAACCTTGCCTATCTCTACATATGTTTTTTCTGTCATTTCTTCCTCACTGATACTGTGTACTCCGAGTCCACGTTAAGACCTTTCGGTATAAGATCAGGGTTTTCTACTAGGAACTGACGAACATTTGTTTGGTTCAAACGTTTCTCAAAAAGTTCGGGTACATCATGCTCTCGTATAAACTCGTACATGTTTTCCCAGTCGCTTGTCCAATAACGCTGTTTGATAGACCTAAAGAACGCCCCTTCGTTTGTACGCACCGATTCGACATTGTGCTCTTTACAATGATCTAGCAATGCGCTCTTTATTTTAGCTAACTTTTCACTAAGTATGTTCTCTTCTTCTTTGAACTTATTAGCAAGTTCGCTACGCTGATCACGTATCTTTATGTACGCTTTTACGAGCTTCTCTATTGAAACGCCCATTTATATCTCCATTGTTATTTATATTTAGTAGATAGTATCTAAACTTACTTTAGTCAAGTAGTTCTTTGTACAAATCTATAATTTTTGTATGTACATCAATCCTACTGTCCAACAATCTGTATATACGTTGTTCAGCGGCTGAACCATAAAGTTGAATAACAGTGCATTTATGTTTCTGCCCAGAGCGATGGACACGTGCATTTGCCTGTGCATATGTTTCCAAAGACGATGTTGGACCCCACCACACAACAGTATTCGCTGCTGTTAGTGTTACCCCATGCGCTGCGGCTTGCGGTTGTATTATCAGTACTTGAGGGTTGGGTGTAGTTTGAAACTTATCAAATAACTCTGTTCTTCTAGACGCAGACACGTCTCCTCGTATGACACCACACGTTATCTGATCCGCCGTTAGCCTGTTGACTAACAAGTCTATGGTGTGTCGGAAAGGAACAAACACTAATACTTTTTGACTGCTTTCGTCTATTGCCTCTTTCAAAACATTATAACGGTTAGATATATCAAATTCTAATGTCTCACTGTCATCCGTATACACAGCGCCTGATGATATTTGCAGAAGTTTGTTAAGTACGATAGCTGCATTAACGGCGGTAATGCTTTCATCTTCTACCTGCATAACCATCTTTTTACGTAGCTCTTCGTAATATTTTACCTGCTGCTTGGTCATCTCTACCTTACGTTTAACATAAACCATGTCTGGTAAATCAAGACACTCTTCTTTTGTAAAACGAATAGCAGGCTGTAGCACCTCATGTACTATTTGACTGGCGTTTTCTTTTGGCATCCACTTAAACTGTGTCACCTTCCACATTACCATGTCTCTAAAAGAACCAAAAAACTTTGGGACGTTTAGTGGGTTAATCAGTTTTGCCAAGCCGTAAGCATCTAGCGGAGACTGTGCGGCAGGTGTACCTGTCATCATCCACAACCAAGTGTCATCAGCGATTAGCTTTTTAAGTGTCTTCCATCTTTTGGTTTGTGCGTTCTTGTAATGCGTGGCTTCATCTACAATGATGCAATCAAACCCACCATTTATTATGTCTTCTTTAACAATGTCTACACCGTCATAATTTATAATTACAAACTCTGCGCCACTATTAATTATATCTGTACGTTTCTTTTTACTACCGTAAGCCACATCTACAGAACGATGCATAGCAAAGGAGAACAAGTCTGCACGCCATGCGCTATCCATGATCGAGAGCGGGCAAACTACTAAGACACGCCTTATCTGCTTTTGAGTCATTAGATAGTCAGCAGCCCATATTGCTGATGCAGTTTTACCTGTGCCCTGTTCGTTAAAACAGAAAGCACGTTTGTTCATTGTTAAGAACTCTGCTGTTTTCTTCTGATGTTCGTAAGGCTTATGTTGCCCAGCCCATTTGTAACGTTTGCTAATAGGTGAGGGCACGTTTATATTTAAACTTTTTAGTTTTAGGGCTTCAAACATACCCCATTTGACTACTACTTCATTCATCGACAACTCCTTGCTGTTTGGTATCACTGTTGTGACCCTTTTTGGGTTGCGCAAATTCAACAGGACTGCCTTATCCCGAATAATCTGCATGTTGTTCTCCAGTTTTTATTTTTTCTTTTTGGGTGGTTTACTCATAGCTCCACCTGCTGCACGATTTTTCTTACGGCTTTGTATTTTTACACCGTCTTTGTTTTTTCCACCTTTGCTTAGTGGTCTTTTGTGGGCAATGTCCTTGCCTTCTCGTTTATCTGCTTTGCCATTCTTATTCTTATCTACTCCCTTCTTATCCATTTTACGCCGAGCACGTTGACGTTCCATGCGAGCTTCATGCTCGCCTCTGGCTTTCTGCTGTTTGTATTCTTTCTTATATGGTCTTGGTTTGTTTTTATAAGGCATCAGTTTCTCCCATTGTGGGCGCACTCAAGCACTGGACAGTGGCGTTTACATAACCCAGATGGGCGTGGATTCCATACGTCCGACTCAAATGCTTTTTCCATCTTACCATAAATTCCTAACCATTTCTCCCAAAGATTTGATTCTGAGTCAATCTCGTATTCTTCTTTGACTAGGCTGTTTGCAACTACAAACAAAAGTCCTGCCTTGATCTTTTTTATGTCAGGATAATGTTTAAATACAGTCAGCGCCATTAGTTCTAACTGTCCTTTGTCAGCGTACCTAGCCGACTTGCCCGTTTTGTAGTCTATGACATACGCAACACCTGCTAATACGTCTATGATTATCAAGTCAGCTATCCCGCGAAACCAAACACGTTTGTCAAAAAACCCACATGGTTCTAAGTTAGCGGTCAGACCCATCTTCTTTTCGCACACTTTGATACCGCGCCTAGAGTTTAGATTGTCAAGCATACCTTGAATGAAGCCAAATTTTTTTGGCACTGGCACATCGCTGCCTATATAGTCTTCACAAACTTTATGAAGTTCTGTGCCGTAACGCATAGCCTCTGTCTCTTCGACAGGGTACTGCTTCAACACTTTCTCGTGATAGAATTGTTTAGGGCACGTTTCAAATGCCTTTGCTTTGCTAAATGACCAAGGTGCTATACTCACTCGCAATCCCCATATGACTTAGCTACTCCGCTTTCGCAATCAACAGGTAAACCTGCCGCCCAGTCGGGCGTCCAACGCATACATGTCTCTACAAATGCTCGTGCTTCGTCTACTTTGTTATCTTTTACACAGCATACAATACTATCGTGCACGGTCAACACAACTTTGTGCTTCTTAGCTATCTTTAGCATCTGTTCACCAATTATACAACGTGCTATAGCTTGACAAACATTCTCTATCACTTTCCCACCATAGATTTTGTTTCGGCCTCGCCGCACCTTGTATGTGTATTCATCACCGTCATAACTTAAATCTTCGTAAAACAATGGAAGTCCAGATGGTAAGATCAAAGCCTTGTTACTGGCATCAACGCCAATCACGCCTTTGCGCCCGAACGCCATGGCTCTACCGTTAGCCAACTGACTAACCATGTACTGTGCGTCACGCCACAGCTTACTAATTTTAAAGTTTGATTGACGGTAAATATTAATTATGCGTCGGGCCTCATCGGGCGACACTTCATACCCAAACGTCTTCAGTTGTGTTGCAAACTTCTCCGCGCCCATACCATAACCTGCACCGAGTATGGTAGTCTTACCAACGAAACGCTGATCTTTTGTAACGTCCTCTTCTGGACAGCCGTATATACGACCTGCCATTTTGACGTACACATCTTCACCGTTAGTGAACTGACTAACAAGATCGTCTTGCTCTGATAACCATGCAAGAACTCGCGCTTCAATCTGAGCACTATCAGCCTCGACTATTGTATAGCCTTCGGGTGCAACAATAGCCTTCTTTAATTTCTTTGCATTGACCCCACGACTTGGTAGATTTTGTAGGTTAATCTTGTCAGCCCCACCCCATCTACCTGTATGTGCCGCGTAGTATCTCACGGGTACAGGGAGCTTACCACGTTGAGCAATTCCTATAAACCTGTCTGTACGTGTCTCTTCTAATGTGGACTTGTTGCCTAGCCGTGCCGAAACTAAAGTTTGTACACGATCATCCTCATGCTCAAGTAATTCTTTAAACCCTTCGTCGGACTTAGCAAACGCATACGTATCCTTGCCTGTTGTCAAACTTACCTTTATCGGTGGCTCGACATCAAACTCACGTAGCATATCAGCAAACTTCTGATTTGACATCAGATCTTTCTTGTCGGTAATGTTGGCATCTTCTAGCAGTTTTTCCTTGCGTGCCTTTGTATCCTCAAGGTGCTGCTGCAACAACCCAAGATCCAACTCAAGTGTAGGTTCGATAAACATACGTAGAGACAAGTCTATCAGCTTTAACTCTTGTTGTGGAAACTTGACTCCCATGCTCTTGAACAGCTTAAATGTCAGATCAACATCATTCTTAGCATAGTGTCCGTATCTCTTTATCTCTTCATCGGTGAAATCGGCACGGTGCTTGCCCTTGGCATTCTGCACCTCAGTGCCCTTGATACCTACGCCGTACCTCTCGGCTACAGCTTTGAGTGATGCGCTTTTCTCTACACCATGCAATGCACGTGACATATACATAGTATCAAACCATATCTTTGGACTAACACCGTATCGCCACTTTAATATTGCTCCGTCAAACATCGTGTTGTGACAGAGTATACCACACGCAGAGAAGTCTATGTGTGATAACAAACGTTTGATTCTTCCAGGACTATCTAACCATACCGTAGAACCGTTGTTCTTTTTGATAGCTAAACCAATAACCTCAAACTGTTCGTCACGCACATACTCCTCTGTTGTCAGCTTGGACAGTGAGTAATGTTGATCATAGTAAGTTTCAAAGTCTAGAGTATAAACGTCCATTACTTGCTCGCGACTTCACCGCCACAAGCTAGATACCCACAGGCATCTACCCAGTTGTCCATGTGTGTGGGGTTAGAATGTATGCGAGCAATCTTTAGTAGTGCCATCATCGCTGCAACATCTTCTGTTTTTATAAAGTCGACCAGTCCAAGGTGTGCGTTCCAATATGCGGCGATGCGCTGAAAGTTATCTTCCATATCGCCATGCTCTGCTGCACGGTCTTTTGTAACGTACTTTTTAGCAGTGTCTAAAATTTCATCTCGCTTCATCCAATCCCATTCAGATATAAGCTTCTCTAGATCCGTTTCTTCTCGCCAGTTTTCTGATCCGATACGTGAAATAAGATTTTTTACAAAGTGTATGTCAACGTCACACGCGCTTGCTACCTCTGCGTTTTCTGCTTTTCTGTTTTTCAGAAGATAATCCCATACCTTCTCTTCCTTCTTCGTCATGTTTGTCATGCTGCTCTCCTTGCTGCCACGGTGCTTTTGCTAACGACACCTTCATATTATTGTTTGCTAGTTTGCGTTTGTATC